CAACGGGACGCCTGCCATCGCTGCCTGCTCCCGCATCTCGTCCCGGTAGATAGCCTTGTCCCCCGCGGTACTGTGAAAGTCGGCAATGACGACCCGTGCATCTAGGCCCAGGGACATCAACCCCTCTGCAATTTCCACCAGGATATGTGGCTGCTTTCCCCTGTCCAGCCTACACGGGTAGAACAGTACCACGTCCGCGTAACACAGGTCGTTGTCCTCTACGATCTGTCTGGCGATGGGGTGGTATCCCTCCACGATGTCCAGTGGGTTGGGAATGATCACGGACTGGTGTGGCCGGTAGCCGAACGCTGCCAGTTTTCGCATCCGCTCCTCCTGGTGCATCACCACCAGCTTGGAGTTGGGAAACGGTCCTGCCAGTTCCTGCTGGTATGGTCCTGTCTGTTCCCTGACCCCCATGTCCGTCGCCGAGTGGACCCAGTGCAACCACTTGATGTCTGGTCGCTCTTTTGCCACCCGTCGAGCAGCGACGTGGTACTTCCACTGGTTGGGCTGGTAGATGAGGTCGTGTGTCAGTACGACCCCTACCCCTATGAACGCATCTAGCAGTTGTTTGGTAAGGTGCTCGATCTCGGCCGCAGACTGGTCTGTAACCTCGACCGTATTGCTCCCCGTTTGACCGGGGTCTACTCTCACGATCTTTGCCGGGCTGTACGCCTCGTCATCATTGAACCCGACATTGACCACCACGATCAGGTCTTTCTTGCCCACTTCCGTGAACATCTTGACCTGGTTTGCCACGACCCCACATAGACTGTATGCCGGATCGTGGGACTTGAAGTCCGTCAGTATCGCTGCTTTCATGTTCTCCCCTTTGTCTTACTACGCTACCTGCAAATCATCCCACCATACATCACACGCCAGTGTAGTTGTCGTCGTCGTCAAGGTGCTCACCGTCTGCGTTGTCGTAGACGTGGTGCTCTGTGTCGTGGTCGAGGTCGTGGAGACCGTGGTCGTGGTCGTGAAATCACACAAGTTCCACAGTTCCACTTCCAACCAATGCGGGTTGGCTGCTGGCGTGAACGTGTCCGACCCCTGTACCCATGCCCCGGCAGCACCACCGAGGACAGTCCTTCGGTCAGCCTGCCCTGGTTGCTTGATGACCATCTCCGGGTTGCGGTGTCCTCCATAACCAGCCGTCCTGTACCCCCGTGCGCTGATCGTGGTCTGGACGTTCGAGATGCCGGGTACGAAAATCCTCGTCTTCTGTGCCTTGCGGACGAGCACGCTCAAGTTCCCATCGTATGCCCGTATATCGGACCGCTGAAAATCGTCCCGCTGTGTGGTGCCCCAGCTACACAGGGCAGAAATAGGCCCCCCGTGTGTGTACGGCCTGCGCTGGCCAAAAAAGTCTACCGTCGGCTCGTTCCCATCGCCCGTGATCTGTGCGATCTGTGACCACTGGGACAGGTCACTGAACCACCAGGGAAGGCGGTACCCACTTTGCTGGAGCACGCCAGCATTCCGTAGTGGAGGCTGGAAAAGAATCGTGTATGCGTTCGAGTTCGCCCCCACGTTCACGTTGGACCGATCCGTGGAGTTGATGTAGAAGGTGTTGTAGTCCTCTGTGAGTTGCCCTGCAGCCTCTCCACGAACAGCAATAGAACATCCCGTAAAGATGCTGTTCCTTACATCTGTCTCGTGTCCTGCATTTGCGTTTCCCGTGCGGACACCGTATTCCGACCCGATGAAAAGAGAGTTCCTGACCTGGACATCGCCAGCACCGTCAATCCTGACAGCACGACCGCTGAAAAAGATACAGTTTTCTACCACATCGCCCGTGTTGTCAATTGCCGGGGCGTTTATGATGTACATCGTTCGTGCAGCGTGTCGTCCGGTCATAATACACCGGCGTACAACCAGATTGGTAGACGTCCCGTCCGCGTCGATACAGTTGTCGGTATCCCGCCAGAGAGCGCAGTCCTCTATGGTCCAGTAGTCCGAACTGGATATGTCAATCAGGATCGTCGCCGTGTCCATCATGAACCCACGGAACGTCCGATAGTCCTTCGAGGTGGCGTTGATACAACTGGTACGGGTGAGCGTCTGGTCATTGTCGGACCCCGTGATCCGCACAATGCCCCCGACACCGTCCGTGTGCTCTCCGGTCACGTCTCCGATGTAGGTGATCGGCTTGGCAGCCGTCCCGGACACGTCCACTGTGAGAGATTCCCGGTAGGCCCCAGGTGCCACATAGACGGTATCACCAGGGACAACTGGCTTGTCCTCTGCACCGTTCAGGGTAGCGAGGCGCGTCTGCCAAGTTCTCCCCGAGTTTCCATCGTGCCCACCAGGACCTACAACGTATACTGTCATCTCAATCCTTCAACGAGAACGGTAGCCCGTCTTTTACAATCACGCTCCACAACCACTCTATCGGGAAAGGCAAGCTCTCTGGTAGCTCTTGCACTACCCCACACCCCGGTCCTTCTATCCACCTATGGACGACCATGTGATAGACCATCCCATCACACGGTATCGACCACTCCCAGACCGGCAGCGCGTGGATCTCTCGTCATGCCTCTATCTGGTTCTTGGCAGCCAGTAGCCCCAGGTCGTAAAAGAGGCTTTCATCCTGATCGCCGAGCATGAGCGTGGCCGCTGGAAAGTGAACTGGTGCGTGTTCCACTGCTCCCTCGTGCTCTGGTGGTACCTCTGTACCGAAGTAGTGCCACTCGCCCGCCGGGTCACCACCCGCCAGGATCACACGTACGTGCATGTAGATGTCACGGGTGACACCGTTTTCGACGATCTGGTCCGTGTAGAACTCGGGTATACTCTGGATCTCTGCCACGCTTCCTCCTAGCCTATCATCTCGGCGTCCACACCGTACTTTGCCCGTGCAATCTTGAAAGCGAGCTCCTCCATTATCTCTCGTGCTCTCTGTGGGTAGTTCTGTCTCAACCAGTTCAGGAGCAGTAGGAAGTACTCGTCTTCCGTTCGCCGGTGCAGTTCCCCGGAATCGTCAACCCAGGTTACGTCAAAATGGATCAGCCAGTCGGGAACATTGTTCCTGGTTGTCCCGTCTGATTCGCTGCTCACCATTACGTTTACGCTGTGTGGCATGTCTACTCCCAGTTGTACCCATACTGTCCCATCAAGTCAATGAGATCGCCCTTGAGCGCCTGTGCAACGTCCTCCAGATGGGCCTCTACTGGTTCACCCACCTTATGGTTGTAGTGGGTGTTGCTGAAACACACGGCCTTGGTGATCCGCTCCGGATCTACCAAGCCCCGTGTGACCAGCATATTCCACAGGCCATCCGTCCCGTTCTCTACCTTCCAGAAAATGGTATCATGCTGTGGGTAGTGGGACTCGATCAGCCTATTCCAGTGAATCCACCGGCAGATGGCCTTGTCCAGATCGTTGTCGAACTCCTTGGAGTACGGCAGGTGCCTCTCCAGGTAGTCCAGGTACATTGGCGTGCTACCCGGTGGAACCCGCATACAGGACTCTGCTACTCGCTTGGGATGCCTAACCTGGTGGATCAACAGCGCATCCCGTAGTGGCTCCGAGTCCAAATGCGGCGCCGCCTGCCAGGACGAATCCCCGACAAGACGATGCAAACGTGTCCTCAACCGTAGCAGTGCTGCCGGCAGACCCTGGTAGTCAAAGAATACCTCGTGCCCACACAGGATGCCTACGGACGACAACCACTTGGCGGCATACCCCGTCCCGCTTCGGCCTGTTCCGGTGACGATGACCTGTAGCTTGCGCGCTGTCGGATAGGAGAAAGCAAACTCAGTCATAGTGCTTCCTCTGCCAGGTTCTTTTCGAGTTCTGCAATCTCCGCTACCTCGTGGAACCGCTGCATCACCGTCAACAGGTTGACGTCCTGGTAGTGCCCACAGAGGATCTTGTTGGCTGTCCAGATCTTGAACCCCGCCGCGCGTGCCTTGTCACAGAAGGTGTAGTCCTCTCCGATCAAGGTTGTCCCGTCATCCCCCATCTGGAATTGGAAAGGTGCGTGCATATCTGGGTGCCCCAGGCACTCGCGGGAGATGTAGATCGCTCCCGTCCCACCCTCGAGCACTTCCGTGTACGTGTCCAGTCCGAGAGCAATGATCTGATTCTCCGGTGTCCCGTTCAGGTTGGGACGTGCCGGGCAAAGGATGTTCCCCTCTGCTCTCCAGATCGGCGTCGGACAGATGATCACGTCCTTGTCTGGCTGTAGTGCAATCTCAAACAGGTCAGGATGCGGGATCACGTCCGCGTCAATCATAATCAAGTCCGATCCTGCAGGGCGGTCCCGGATGATCCTGTTCCTATTGGACGAAACAGGGCGACCTTCTCGAGATCGCCCTTCGTAGAACACGACAGAGAAGGGCCGTCTGTGCTGTGCTGCCAATCCCCACGCCTTGGTGTTGACCAGGCCCAGGAGCCAGTTGGCAAGCTCGTAGCGTATGTGGCCCTGCGTGAGTACCGCAATGTGTACGTGTCTCTGGTTCTCTTCCATTGTCTCCCCTTTGTGCTACTGTTACTGCTTGGCTCTGATCTTCCCTCGGACGACGTTGACCAGACTGGTGGATCCCAGGACTGCCTTGAGGTCCGAGTTGGACATGCGCCGGATCTGACCGGGGTACTTGACCCCTGCGATGACCAGCATCTCTGCTAGTTCGTCATCCCCGATCTTGTCTGCAAGTCGCTTGGTGATTGCGTCCATAGTCCCTCCTAGACCGGGTTGGCAGCCGTTTCTGCATCAATGCAGTGGTTACGCACCCACGCCCCACTGGTGGCATCCGAACAGGTAACGTCATACTGTGCGATGGTACACGAGAGCCAGTTATCCGCCACCATGTTGCTTCCGCCACCCGTCAGATCGATCAGGTTGTTGGTCCCGGTCGGGTCACCGTTCAGGACGTTCCCACAGATGACACATTCCTGGTTGCCTGCTCCGTCGATGGCCACAACGCCCGCCGACACCGTAGTGTTGATCGTGTTGTTCTTGACCTTGCACAGACTGGCACCGTTGAACGAGAGACCCGTTGGACAGTCAATGATCTCGTTGTCCTCCACGACAGCATAGGAAACGTCATCCAGGTCGATGGCTGTGGTACAACCGGTAAAGATGTTGCGCCTCACTACCAGCCAGTCGGGGTCACCGTTCGTCCCGTTGTTGTTGATCGCCGTGGTCAGCCTCTGGAAGTAACAGTCCTCCACGTAGCTGTTGTAGCAGTAGTCCAGGTCGATGCCGATCAGCAACTCGTCGTAGAAAAAGCAGTTGCGGACGATCAGGTTGTCGGCAAACGCCGTCACCCCATCCCACGTCGCCAGGATTGCCGTGCATCCGGTATAGTTGTCATTCCAGAAGCAGAACCCCTCGATCACCACGTCCATTGCAGTGACCGTGATCGCCACGCCGCTGTTCGCCGTACACATCCACGGGACACCCAGGGAACTGGACGGTGCCACACCGACGATACGCACACCGGCAACGTCCACCGTTACTTGCTCGGAGACGGATGCAAACCGGCCCTGTGCAGGGTCGGAGTAGATCCAGTCCCCGTTCATCATCACGGCGATCACGTCGTTGCGGTACGCCTGGCAGTGGGTCAGGGCTGCACCGATCGTCCGAAGCGGGGCCTCTGGGTCTGTGCCGTCGCGTCCATCCGACACGCCAACCGCGTTACGGTCAACGTAGAAAACTGTACCTTCGCAGTCTGTACGTAGACCATTTTCATTGTCAGTACCAGGAACACCCATCTGCCCTGGAAACAGAGTCTTGAACCGAACTAGAGGCGCAGGCACCCATCGTACGTCTGCACTTGGCATAGTGCCTCCTCGTCTATGTGCCGGCGGTCTCGATCGCTCCCACACCAGCGTTCTGGACGTGGTTATCGATCGTCATGGTCGCGTCGGCGTGGTTGATTGCATCCGTCGCAGTGATCCAGTTGCCGGTACACAGCAGATCCCCAACTACAGAATCATCAATCCCGGTGCCCAGAAGAACCGCACCACCACCCCAGATCCGGTTTCGGTGTGCAATGGAGTTTCCACACAGGGCCGCACCAGAGAGATCAATCCCCGTTGTTACCGCGCAGATCTCGCAGTCTATGACCCGGCAAGAGTAGAAGTTTCCGGTTGACCGGATACCGATCGTCAACGGGTTGCTATTGCCCTTGAACACACACCCTACGATCCAACTCGAGTTTGCCCCCGTCGTGTCAATGCCGACCGTGGCCAGCCCTGGGTTCCCGTCCGTGATGGCGCAGTTCTCAAAGATGCACGAGTTCATCGTGTCAAAGTCGATGACTGGGACCGCCGTGTCGGTCGTAAAGCGGATGTTGTACCAGTGACACGCAAGACCCGTTCCTGCGAGTGCCGATCCAGCCGTCGGGTGAACGTCCACGCAGATGTCCGTAGTGTTTCCCGTTGCCAGCCCACGACCGACCACGCGGCAGTAGTACGGCGGCGTCAGGTTCTCGGCATAGGCCCCCGGCATGATCACGATCCAGTTCATACCTTTGTACGGAGGCGTCGATGCCCAGTTGATGGTGGCATTGTTCAGGGTGATCGCCCGCTGGATCGTCGCCAGGGGTGCCTCTGGATCCGTCCCATCATTAGTGTCACTGGCGTCAGGATGTGCAGCGTCCACGTAGTACACGAGTGACTGGGACGCAGACCGGATACCCTCCGGTGGTTCCGAACCGGGTACACCCATCTGTCCGCCGTAAAAAGGCCGCAACTTGATGATGGGTGGTTCCGAGTATGTTAGAAGCATAGTACCCTCCTAGTGGCTACCTTATGCGCTCGAAGTTCGCGCCAGGCGGGGTGAAGATCTCGGTTGCCCACTCCGGTATCTTGGGCTCCCCGGCCTCGTATTCCCCCACCTTCTGCCGCAGCTCGAAGAGGATCGCCTTGTCGGAGTCCATACCCCGCCCCCGTTGGACCGCTGCCACCTCGTCCGCGAGATGGTAGCTTTTGCCCGTCGTGGGCGAGGTATAGACCGTCCAGCCCTCTTTGGTCGCCAGTTCCAGGTCGTCTATTTCGACGAGCCCCAGAAAGATCCGGTGCTTGTCTGACCCGAAAGCGATATAGTCAGGCCGTTCCTTTTCGTCTATCGGGGCAGCGGGCATGAGAATGCCATTTTGCTCCAAGACGGCAAGCACTCTGCCGAGCTGCGCCTGCGTTGCATCGAGCTGTTCTTGTAGATCCTTGGCTGTTGCCATTTGTTATCTCCCCTTTAGAGCGTGAATCGTGGCATATTCTACGGGGCCGTTCCCGCAGAGTAGTAGCCACCACGGAAGTCAAAGTAGCTGCCCTCGGTCCCGTCCACGTAGGTCCCGAAGATGTCCACGACCTTGAGCACGATGTTGCCGCTGTCAAAGTCGCCCATCATCGGATCCACGGCTGCCCCTGCACCCAGCATAGAGCTGACGGCCTCGATGTCCGACCGCTTGCGGAAGATCCGCGGTGCAGGCCACCCCTCAAGCCGTGCCAGGACAAATGGACGGATGTTGTTCTCTCGCCAGTCCGGGAAGGCCCACCACGGCAGGTTGGGTGCAGTGCCGGTGATGTACGGGTCCTCAATCCACTGGAAGTTGCGTGCCACGTTCACGCCATTGGTAGCGAGTTCAGGCACAAGCTCCGACTGTAGGATCTGCATCGCCGTGTCCATCAGACCAGAGTGACCCACAACGTAGGCCAGGCGTGCGTTGATCGGCTGGTTGCGAGAGTCCACACGCTGGTTGTAGGCCATTCGTGCAGCACTCACACGGGCAGAGGTCAGACGCCCCGTGGTAGAGTACAACGCACCGAGACCGGTCATCCGTGCGATACTGGTGGCGTTGGTGTACATCCGGCTGACGAATTTCTCAAGCGTTCGACGGGCAGACTCACCCATCAGCTGTGCCTGGTCCATAAAGTAGCCCATATCGTCGTTGCGGATGAGCTCCCACGAGAAGTCGTACTGCTTCTCCCAGCGGTACACGGCGTACGCCCGATGTGTCGCGTCGTCCTTGGATCCTGGACGGGCACGCCCCTTCTCGCCCACGAGTTCCAAGTCGTCGATCGAGTCCCGATGCTGGTAACGGTCGTGGGTCAGGAAGTTGGTCAGGGTATCATTCCAGACCAGTGGCTCGAATGCGAAGTTCTTTTTCTGGTACCCAGGGATAGACAGGCGGTTGACAAACGACTGGATCGCGTTTGTGAAGTCGCCACTTGTCATGGTCTCCTGGACCAGCACGTTGTTGGGGCTCGTTGGCGAGATGCCAGAGAGTGCAGCGTCGATCAGGGCAAGGCGATCGCGTACTTCCTGCAATCGCCCGTTGACCTTTTCGGGTGCCCACTTTGGCTGACCGCTCTCGGCGATGGCAACGGCGTTGGCTTGCTTGTACTGGTCTGACAGCTCACCGACGTAGTTCTCGCACATTGCCCGAAGTAGACGTCTACTGATTGTCATGTGTTTCTCCTTTTAGCTCGTTCGAGCGGCTAGATCAGATCCCGCCCAGGCTTGATGAGCACGCAGTACACCTGTTCGACAAGCTCATTGGCAAGGGATACATCAAAGGTTGGTGCGGCATTGGGACCGCCTGCCCACGAATCCGCCAGCTCATCCTGGCAGTACCACAAGACACCTGCCTGCGGGTTAGCCAGAGTGCCACTGTTCAGCGGCGACATGGAAAGCGTGACGCCGGCAGTGAGGTCTGCAGAGTCGTCCACGTAGACCGGCTGCCCGAGTACGGGGGCCGTCTCGTAGGTGGCCGCAGAGCCACCGGCATAGGTCAAGATGTTGGCGACATACTGGCGGACGATGTGCCCGTGTGCGATGTTAAGTTCCACGCGCCCATAGCTGGCGTTGAGCGAATTGGCGTAGAACTTCATCACCGTGCCAACGATGTTGAGCGGACGACCGTCAGCGGCAGTACGCCCACCGACTGCTATCACTGGATGGGAACCGTCGAACAGCGCGTCCTTGGCCCCCGAGATAGAATTGTCGTCAACCGGCCAAACATCCTGCTCCAAAACGGTGACGTTGACAATAGGCCCGCTGGACTGTTCCCAGGCAGAACCGCTGTAGAATGTATTCGGCATGTTGTTCTCCTTGTCTTGTGCGACTATCCGTAGATGTTCGCAACGGCAGATGGTGACTCACGCTCGAGAATACCACGGAAGCGTGCTTGTGCATCCGCTTCCATCTCTTGCTGTGAGCGCACCTTTAGGGCCTCTGGTGCTTTCGGCGATGTCTCTCCCAGGCCAAATGGCTGCCCCGCGTCCTCGGGAGCCAGGTGCTTGATGAATGTCTGCATCTCTGCAATCGACTCTTGCACCTCGTCTTCCGTCAGATAGGGAGCGCCCTTGATGAGCCAGGACTTGGCATCCTCCGGCAGGCCAGAAGCATCTAACAGCTCCTGTACACGTGAGTCTTCCAGATGGGCGGGAATAGCGACCTCCTCGACGGGGGTCTCCTCACCGGTGGCATCATCCTCTCGGATCTCCACCTCTTGGATGGACTCGTCTTGCGGTGCATCGTTCTCCTGCACCGTGGGGGTTTCCTGCTGGTTGTCTGTCATGGTTCCTCCATGTGACTCAGCGAGGGAGAGAGCTTGCCCACCAGCCCCGGCCCTGGAGACAAGATCAACGCTGACTACATCCGTGATCTTTTCAATCACGGTCACTTCCTGCCCGTCTACAGTCCCAGGGCGACCCGTGCCACTGGCAAAGATGGAACAGTGAAGTGTCCCAAGCTCGCCTGCATCCGCACGGTTGCGGGTCTTCTCTGCGACGTCAGGATCGTATATGATCGCGGTCGAAACGAGACCGGATTCCGTCAGTTTCCCGGCTGTTCGGAAGCGGCCTACTTTCGTCCGTTCGCCCTTCTCGTTTGGATTATGGTCTGTTACGTATATGTCTGCCCCCTCGAATAGGGGCCCTGCTGTAGCAAGAGTCTCAGCGGGGTAGTAGTTCTTGTCCCGCTTGTTGCCGTGACCTGGTTTGATAATGGAGAACTCGACAAGGACCGGAAAGCGGCGTGCGTTGGTCAGGTCAGCAAGCGCGCGGTTTTCCATAATGTCGTAGATCTGTTCCATCTCTGCCAGGTCGATCTCTTGTAGAGAGACAGCCGCGGCGCTCTCCTCAAGGTCCGATTCCTCCATGTCGGGAGGTTCCTGTAGCTTGGCCTCGACAATGGTCATGAACTCGTCAAAGAGAGAGCGGAGAGCGGATACCTTATCTGGGATGTCCGAAGACCACATCACGTTGCCCATGATCATGTTGAAGTCACGGGTTGCCTCACGCAGGTCCTCCGCGATCTCCTCTGCGTTGCGCTCCGCCTGGAGGTCCGCAAAGGACGTGGCAGGAGACCAGCGGTGGGATACCTCATCGTCGTAGTACATCTCGGTCACGTCTGCTTCCGACGCTGGCATCTCCCAATCTTCGGCCTTGTAGAGTGCCTTGAGTGCGGACTTGGCCTTCGCCTTGTCGGGGCCCTTATACGGCTGCCCACGGTGCCCACCAGGGGAGAAGAGGGCCGCCCACGCTGCACCAGCAAGAGCACGGTCAGGCTTGCCGTTCTTCTTGACCTGTAGGTGCCAAGTGGACGATTTCTCCTTGTCGCCTACCACAAGGTAGTCACCCGCGTTCTTTGATGCCTCTGCCAGTTCTGGCATGTCTGCCTCTTTCGCTATAGTAGAGTTCGCCGCGCGGATGGCCCGTGCATCACATTCCTCTGGATCGCCGCCATCCTCAATACAACTACCCCGTGTGGAATTGGCAACTTCGGCCCACTGCCTCTTGAGCTTGGCACTGGTCGCCTTCTTGGTGTGCTTGGTCGCATCTGCTGACGTGAATGGCATTCATCACCCCGCGTATGGGTGGCAGCCCCAGAAAAAGGAGACGGTCGATTCATCAGTTGCATTCCACACCTGAACCCACAACTTTGAGCCAACGTCAACCCGTTCCATAATAAAGTCTACAGGAGTACCCGAGAGAAAAGGCCCCCCAGACGTGATAAACATCTCTTCTGACCACTGGTCTGCTGCAATCGCCTCTCCGCTTGTCCCAGTACCGTAGATCAATCGGATACGATAGGGGGTCGTATGATCCGTGTCTGTAACCAGCACAAGATGTGGATCAAACTTGTCACCCAATCCATCGGTTGGATCGTCCCCTGTACCACAGATAGGGATTGCCGTTCCCCACATATCATTGCCAGACATAGCCACAAAGGGTGCGTCTACGTTGGCCTCGATCGCGTTGGTCTCAGTCGCTGCACCGTTGGATCCCCAGAATCGACCACGGTTGTGGACGTGATGCTCAGCCTCACATATCTTATAGGCCAGCGAGTCTACCACGCCAGAGAGACCATCAACAGCCTCACGATCTATCAGCTCGGTAGAAGTCTGGTTGTATCTTGGCATTAGACCACCGCGTAACGAACGTCAACGGACCCGGCACCACCCCCGCCACACTGGAAGGATACCTTCACGTCACTGTAGGCCGTGAACCCGTCAATGAGCACACCATCTGGGTCTGCCACGACCCAGGCATTGGACTGGAATAGGCGGTAGTTGGTCAGATCGATCTTATGGTACAGGCGGATCGTCGTGTTCTGCGTGACGTTCACAAAGTCGAACCAGAGGGAGCCAATTTTGGACCGGATCGGAATGGTCAATGTGACTACATCCTGCTCCGCTGCGTTCGTCTCGTCGTACTCGATCGTACCCGTCGCCTGTGCCACGTTCCCGACGATGCCTACCCCACCAGCTAGATATGTGACGCCTGTCAGTCCCGGTCCCCGTCCACTCATATTGTCACTCCATGCAGACACCAGCACCTAGAGAGCCCTTTGCTATAAATTGGGTCGGAGCGTTCTGCACGCATCACGGTGGCCCACAGATAGGTGTTTTGCCCCATTGTGCCGGTGTCTGTCATTCTATTGTTGGGATAGCTCACCCGTGATCTGGAGCGTGCCGGGTGTACCGACTACGCCGGATTCACGAGCACGTACACGGTAGCGTTCTACGTTGAAGCTGAACGCGATCGGTCCAAAAACAAAGTCCTCAGCCGCTGCCCCCTGGGACGTGTAGCTCTGTAGCTCCCGCTGGACGAGGGATGTAGAATCTGCCCCGGCCACGACTGCCCCGGGTGCATAGAGCGATTCCGTTACCCACTCTGCGGCGCCGGCAGGAACGTTTGCAGCCACGGCATAGGGGGATACCTCGAGCTGAAAGTCAAACGCGCCACCCACTGCCCCTCTGGTGTAGGTGAAATGCAAGTTGAGGGACGTGGCATAGGCAGACACCAGTGCCGTGGGTGTCGCATCCCACGCACCGGCTGCTGGTAGAGCAGCACTTGCACGCACGGTTTGGGGGTTTGACCAGCCGGGTGGATATGGAAATGTCGGAAGCATAGTCCCTCACATTGTCCCTAAAACAAAGAAAGACGCGCCCTTGCGGTGTGCAAAGGTGCGCCTTCCTTCTGCGCTTAGTATATGAACTTTTGTTAGTCAGATTATACACCAAGTTTACGGCTTTGTCAAGTACAAGTTACAAACTCGTGCTTGACTTGGGCCACCAGATGTGCTATAATGGGTCTACCTTTTCCTCCTAACAGAAACGCACAAAGGCGCTGGGGCTAACCGGCGTCTTTTGTGTTCCCGCAATCGTGGCCTCGGATGCACACTCCTGCAGGTCGTCCTAGTCGCTCCTTTCTGTATCCCCCTCACTCTCTACCTCTGCCCTCGTCTCGCTGACGAACACCTCCAGAAACTGGCTAGCCGTTCGCTTTGGTTCAAGGCGTGTGATCTTCGGCTCGAACCACTGGACTGGATCTCCATTTAGCACGAGCACACGGAGTTCTACCAGTGCAGCCCCGGACGGCGCGACCATACACACTTCCTTCTGGAGCCTGTTCACGATGTCACGCCAAGGGCAGGTTGAAAGTTGGTCTATGCGTGTTCGATAGCGGGGTTTGGGTTCCATGGGACTCCTAAGCGTCTATCCAGCTTTCACATGTGTAGATCACATCGCTGGGTCGTAGCTGATCCGCTGGTGTGTCAGAATTAAAGTGGACTAACACTGTTTCTGATGCTATGATATAGCCAAAAAAACTATAGCGACTAGCGTTTTGGACAGGTCGCTTTATGTATTCTAAAGGGACAAGTTTTCCAGTTCTCTGGTCCACATAGACAGGAGATTCAAAGTTGATAGGCAGTGTGCCAGTGTTGACATAGACGCTTCCATCGATCCCCTCTATGAACATCTCGGCAGTCTGGTATCCTGCCTGGAACATGTCTTGCCGCCACGTATTCTGCGCCATGTCGAAGATGGTACGGTCTGGACGCGCAGTGTCCTGCTCTACCTGCTTGACCTCTTCTGTCGGCTGCAAGATGCCATTCCGTGCCACCATTGCAGCACCGGCGGTAGCAAGCAGGCCCCTGAGAAAGTCACGACGGGTTAGCATGCTGCCTCTCCTCCTCTAGTACACTTTCCGGCATCCCGCCTTCCCAGTCCCACCACTCACGATCGCAGATCTCACAGCGCGCATAAGTGCTGCCTGTGGGCAAATGTGCGGTTCTAATCTTACCGTGCTTGCACTGTCCGCGGATCAGATCTTGCTGTTCCCTAAGATCGTAGATCTGTCCGTGTAGGTCATCCATTTGTGATTGCAGATCAGCGAGTGCAGTATGAATCTGCTCCTCTTCTGGTGTGAATGTGGTCATTGTTTCCTCCCCTAGTGCTCTACCTTCCACGCTTTCCATAGCTTGAGTAGGTCATCGTATGGAACAGCGACGCTATAGCCAAGATTCTCTACGTGAACCCAGCATATCCCGTCTTCATGATCTACTATATGGGAAACACGAGATAGATCAAGTGCTACTTTTCGGCTTTTCACCATAGGGAATCCTTCCGCCCAACATTCAAGTATACCATTCTCTACTGACCACTTTAGTTGACTATCCATCGTTTCTCCCCTAGTTGCACAAGGCGCTCTCAGGGAAGCGCCCCGGTGTGATGCGCGATCCAGGTGGTGCAGGCTCTAACTTACAGAGACAGCGCCATCCCTCGCAACACAGCCGAGAGCTTTTCGGGATGGCCCCATGTGCTGCCCAGGTGGACGCACGATAGATCCTGCCTTCGTAGGTAGAGCACGAATCACAATGCCTGACGGTATCGCCATAGATCCAGATTTGTGGCGCATCCCCGCTCACCATCGTGTACGCCTCTTGCCGCGCCTTGTCGTATTGGTTGGCCCACAGGATCGTCCGATTGACGACGTGCTGAATGGCCAGTGCCTTCTTGCCCTGGTTGTACACGTCCTGCCGCTGCTGTAGGATGTAGCTGGTAAACGGGATGATCCGTGCCTGGTTGTCGAGGATCAGCTTGTCCAGGGCCATCCGCTCGGGTAGATAGTCCGGTGTGTTCAGGTTCTCCGGGTCCACTTTGGCCTTAGTGAACCCCTCACGGAATGCACCTGTCAGGCCACGTAGAACGATGGCATAGAGAGAGTCCAGAAACTCGGACTGTGATAGCACGTCCCGGAGCAGCCCAAGCGCACCGCTCCGAATGGCGAGGGCGTAGGACCGTTCACCTGTGGACTCAGATGTGGCGTTGAACTTGGAGACAGGGCCCTGCTCGTGGAGGTCAGCTAGCGATGGCATCACCCACCACCTCAAAAGCCCACTCTGCAAACTGCGCCGGTGTGGTCTCCCCAAGCTGTAGACTACGTAGTGCCTGTGCGAACTGCCTCCCCTGTAGCTCCTCCATACCGGGCTCTACCTCGTCCTCCTCGTCACCGACTGCGGGTTCGCTGTTGTCCGGTGCCTCCTCTTCGTCGCCTACGCCAAACGCCTCCGGTGTGGTCAGGTCCCTGCTCACACCACTCCCCAGGGCATCGGTGGACATCCGCCACAGCATCGCCAGGAGCTGCCTCGCCGTGTCGTCCTTGATCAGACCCTTCTCCACATAGGGCGTCAGCATCTTGTCCACTTGGTCGGCCACAGACTTGCTGACCGCCGGGTAGTCGGACAGGGAGAACGAGTCCGTGCTGATGTCAGCGATGGTCTTCTCAACTGTCAGCTTGACGGCACCATACTTGCTCTCAAGCATCAGGACGATCCTCACCAGCTTCTTGAACTGTGCCGTCCAGAAACGCTGGTACCGCTCAAAGATCATACTCTGGGCCTTGTCCATTTCAACGGCGGTTGCCCAGCGGGAGGTATCCAGACCGGCAGACGTCGGGAAGAGGCCCATTCCCAACAGTGCCATCCACGAGAACATCGCATTGTCGTCCTTGGCATCGCTGGCCCCGGTGCGCATGGGGAGTTCTTCGGTGTCCACGGCTGAGTTCTCTACATGCGTTGAACCAGCAGCGCCAGGAGGGTTTCTGTCCAGGTAGTTGTTGCGCGACAGGGTAGACGCTACCTGTGCAATCACCGACTTGACCGCACGGCTTCCTCCCTGCACCTTTGACCGGCGCACGAACTGCGCGATCGCCATCGCCACCCCAAGACGTGCCTCGCTGAACTGCTTGTGGCCCCGTACCCACGCGCCCGAGGTCGTGGTCAGCGGCCAGCCCAGCGGTGACTTTTCGTCCTTCTGGTTGTGTGCGACGTGGAAGATACAGACCGTCGTGCCGGCCTTGAGCTTATCGGCCCGCTTATCGCGGTCAGACACCACCTTTTTCTGTAGCAGGGTAGCCCATCGCTTTTCCAGCAGTCCCCCGTCACCCATCGCCGTCTTGTAGTCGGGGTAGTAGTATGTATCTCCGCCTATGCCCGTGGTGGTCGTTACGGCCCGCTTGTAGAACCACACGTCAAGCCGGTCCTCCGGGTTGGCAATAGGTGTCACCTCGTCCTGGTCCAAAATGCGCGCGGTCGTCTGGCCGGCGTTCTCCCCACTGGTGGCCGTGAACAAGGCCACAAACCGGTTGCCGTTGACCAGCAGCCAGTCGGAGAGCTCGTGGATCTGGTCAGCACCAAAGATGGACTCGTTGCGTTCGGCAGTCCAGAACTCGTCCCAGATCTTTTGTGCCTGGTCATTCTCCAGAGTGATAGTGATCCGGTCCCCCAGTCCCCACCCCGTCCACAACCAGATCGAGAACTGGACCAGCGGGGAGTACTTGAACATGGTCCTGGCCTGCTTGACGAGGGCCTCCCGTTCCTGTCCCGATTCGTCTACTGTGGAGGAGAGAGAGGAAAGCTGGTCGTACCCAAGCTGGTAGATGAGCTGCTGCAGGATGACCTCATCTACACCGCCCTCAGTGAGCTTTGATGCGATCTCGCTGGGGACGAGGGGGACACCAGAGACGGTATCCCGTAGGATGTCCCCGAATGTTGCCAGGGCAGAGGTCATTGCAATGGCATCGGAGCGGGTCTTTTCGAGTTCCTTTTCGAGTTTCAGCGTTTCTTGTACCCGCTGTGGTGCAAGCCAGTCAGCGAGCTGGGTTCGTAGTGTCATGTCTGTTCCTCGTGCTCCCCTTTCAGCAACAATAACCCCCATTCAACAAAGGAAAGTCCAGCCCACCATAGGTTACGAAGTGCACCCCATATGTGACTGGATGCCATGGCAGTATGCCAAAAGGCTCCCTTTATCCAGTACCAGGTGTAGCATTCGGGCATCGTTCTTCCCTTTCACACTCTGCCGGCGATTCAGCCACCACGCCAACAGTATCATCAAGACGATCCCCGCGACCACTCCCAGCAAGAATGTGAGCAGCGCAACGGGTATGCTAATTGCGATCATCGCTCTCCCCTTTCAGCGAATACCATGACCACTCTGCAAAGGATGCAAGAGCCCACCATAGGTTACGGAGACCATCCCCAATGAAACCCAGCGCCATCCCAAAGTTCCATGCGGCCTCTTTGACCGAGTACCAAGAGTAGAAGTCAGTCATCTCTGTTCTCCCCTTTCACAACCTCGGGCCGATCGGTATCGATCGGTCAATGATGGTGGTCCTTGTCTCCTCACCTGATCCAGTCAGCCAGGAGAGGATGTAGCGCAAGCTGTCGATCGTGTGGTAAGAGTCCTTTGCCTCAATCGTGTCTGTGTACTCCCCAGTCTTGTTGTCCAGCTTGCGCCGATACTCCCCGATCTCAGACAAAAGCTCCACACAGTTGTCGTGTATGAACAGGCTCCCCTCACGCATCAACGCCGCGATCCGGTCAATGCCAGCCCACACATCTTTGATCGGCGACGGCTGCAACGGTATGCCGTATCCTGAAAAGTCTAGCCGTGCCTGTCGCTCGGATGGTCCACCCCCAACCCAAGCAAAGATGGCTTCGGCTTGCCCAGGTCTGGGTTGTCCGGTAGGCCCGTACCCCGACATATCCAGGATCTGCTCGACGTGCTTTCCCGTGGTCACGCCGAATGGTTGGACGTATTCTCGATACACGTGCAGGGCAGCTCCCTTTGGATCATATGCGATCCAGACCGCTGCAATCTTGGCCCCGAACGGGTCTATCCCCACGAACCTCGGCCACGTGGACGGTGGTACAAAGTGTACGACCTTGTGTACGTCCTCGTCGTACATATCGAAGATCGCTCCCTCCGGTGGTGCCCAGAGGCCGAGATACAGGCGCTTGTAGCGGTGGCCGGTCAGCCGCTTGAGCCGTCCAAGTCTACGTTCTCCCTCTGGTGTGATCTGACCTGTTTCTTGATCGTACAGGTCGGGATTGTCCTGATGGCGAGAATAGAACATGGTCAAGTGCCCTGCTTTGTTCCGCTGCAACACCCAATGTGACTGGGAGGCGGGATTACAGTCACCAACGAGGCGCGGAAAAGGCATGTGTCCTGCACGCCCTGTCACACGAGTTGTCAGCGTCTCCCAGTCAACCAAGGTGATCTCTTCGGCCTGCGCGACGTATATCAAGTCGTGCTCTGCTGATAGGATCTTCTCTGGACGATCCAGTCCAGAGACCCAGATCCGCGATCCATTGGCATATTGGAACCACTCAGGCTTGTTGTTGCCGTAGATGTTGACAAACTTGCTGCTGATGTCCTCTGGTGTGAGAACCTTGTGCAAGTAGGTCTGTAGGATTGTAGCATGTACACTTGTTAAGGTTTTGCGTGCAATGACTAGAGACGAATTAGGATACTTGATTGCGTTCATATGGAGCATGTTGAGCATCCCGATGCTCTTGCCAGTGTCTGCCGGCCCAGTCACCATGAGCTCTGGATCATGGCATAGGATGGCTTCTCGTATCACTCCATATGGCGTATAGTGTGCTTCTCCTGGCTTTCCACTACGAAGCTCGTAGACTGGCATGGTACTCTAAATGTCATCTGTGTCAATGCCACCAACGACACGAACGACAAAGGAACCATCATCACCTGTTCCCTCGTGCTTGTGCTTGGTTGGTGCCGTCATCCCAAGACGATCGAGGACTTCTAGCATGGCATCCCAGCCGCGATCGCCTACTATCCCCTGCTCAATACCCTCGGACAGAATGTCGATTGCTCTTCCAAGTAGTCGATGAATGCGTGCCCACCCGAGGATCACACCATCATACTGTGCGAGCTGCACAGCCTCGTTGATGTCCTGCTTATTGCGCCACTGGTAGATGCTGTTGACATTCATACCAGCTTGTTCGGCAGCCTCTTTGTCACTGTCGGCATGCATGCGGTAATCTACAAAACGGAGTTGATCAGCGGTGAAAGTTTTGAGGAGTTCTGTGAGTCTTTCGGATGGCTTTATGTCCTGATCTGCCATTTTTCTTTGTTTCTCTCATGAACTTTCTGATCTGTCTATGATTCCTTTATGTCCCCCCACGGGCTGCCCGCTCCACGCCAACGGGCAGCCCATACCAGGAAGGAAGGACAGATGCCACTACCTGTAGTGGTTTGGTAGACTCATTATACCATATGTTGGGGCATTGTCAAGGGGGGTTATGAAGAGTTGGTAAGTTTGGGTCTTGACAAATTGGGGGATAGTGTGGTAGAATAGAGGGGAGGTTGGGTATAGAAAGGGGACAAGATGAAAGCTCGATATGCGTTCTTATTGGTCCTGTGTGTCCTGGCCCTGTGCTCGCTGGCATGTGACGACTGGGACGGGATGGACAGGTCGGGATGGACGGTGACGCCTGCTGCGACTGAGATGGTAGGGCCACAGGAGGGGGAGGACTGGGTGGACGTGTTTGTAGAGGGACAGTGAAGATAGCCGTTTTGGTTTTGACTGTTGTCTCTGGATGGTCCAGTCAGTATGGACCGGGCAAGATGTCTGAAGTCGTCCACAACCGCCTGTCTGGGAGAGAGGACATCGTACAACTTGCCTACCCCCCACTCTACAGGCCGATCGCTGTGCAGTCCTGTGCAGACCTCGGGGAACACTGGTCCATCCGGTATGCCGGGGAGGACTGGGAAATGGCTACCGTGGTAGACTGTGCGAGACCGGGGGATGGGACAGCGGAGTGGATGCGGGACAATGGGATTCTACTCGAGATGGGACACCCCCGAGCTGTGGAGTTGGGGACGGTGGGGAGAGGGATACGGGTAGAGGTCCAGCGGTTTGAGGTCGTGGAAGTGGAACCGGGGGGAAGATTGCCTGGTCCGTGTCTGGTGATAGGAGGTGTAGAATGATCCTGACCTTCTGCCCATCCTGTGGGCAGCACTCGGGCAAGCAGTTCATTGGCATACAAGAGGACGAAAACGATCAGCCGCTGTGCTCCCTGTGGAATTGTATGACGTGTGGGACGACGCTGGCCGGGTACACGGCCACACGGGATCATGAGCTCGAGGAGTGGTTGTTGGCACACGCTGGGGAGGAGATCGTGCAAGACTTGAAGTGGGCCGTGCTGGACAAGGTAAAGGAAGCTATGGTACAATAGGGTCATCATACCGAGAAGGAAAACAGGGAAAGGCGCAGCCAACAAGGTGTGCCTTTTTCTGTGTCAAGGGACTATGTCTCTCTCCCTCACTCTACACCAGTCGTCAAACCCTTCCCAATCGTCCACGGCCCGGGTGCCCGTCTCCCGTTCGTACTGATCGCAGAGGGCATTGTATGGCGCCCAGTCCGTGGTCTGGGAGTGCAGGTCCGGGGCACACTGCCGGCAGAGGCCGTGGACGAGGAATGCGGAACGGTGGCACTTGGAGCAGGTGAACATTAGTCCTTCACGTCGGACATCGCCGCGAGGAATGCATGGCAGATGGCCTCGGACTCTGTGTCTGCGATACTCCAGTACTTCCACCAGTCCCAGTCAGCGACATCTTGGATCTCACCTGCTACGTATCTGCCATCGTGTAGACGTCCTGTGCTCAACCAGATGCCGTGTGTGCTGTAGAGATATTCCTTTACTTCTGTGGCTACTGCTATGTCGGTTCTGTAATGTGGCAAAGTATACATTACAGATCCTGGTTTTTGCCACGGTGGCATTGCTGGCGGAGGAAAGTGTTTGTATCCCAGCGCCTCTGCCACCTTGATGTCCAACTCGCGCAGGTCGTCCATTAGTCCTCCTGTAGTGTGTTGAGTATATCATCCGCCTGTTTTGCAATCTTGTGCATTTCCATTACAATCTGCCACAAATCATCACGATTTGCTGTGAGGCTAGGGAATATGCCAGAGATTGCCCATAATGCACCATGACATATGTTCAGCCGTTCATACAGCCTGGTTATTTGTTTCCTGTGTCTTATCTGTCCCTGATACAATGCCACAAGACACGACACGATAGCTACGATTAGAATGCCAAATAGTCTCCAGTCCATCATCCCTCTCCTATCATCCCCCGTCCGACTGCCTCGATCAGATCCTCCCGGCCAGCATCCTGTAGCGCCTGGCGGATCTCCTGTGCTACGCTATTCCACTGGATGCCGAACGACGTAGCCTGGGAGCGTGTGGTGTCGAGAATGCCGCGGACATACTCCCGGTTGGTTGCCCCGTGCGCCGAGGCCGTACAGAGCATAGCGATCGCATTGCCAGTGATGATTTGCTTGGCGTACTGGACTAGGAAAGCGTCAAGAGCCATTATCGTACCTGCACTTTTTTGAATGCCTCTTTAAGCTCTTCCCAACATCGTGAACAGATACGCAACTTGAATGAACCAATCAAACACGGGAGGTGGATTACATAGACTCCGATATAACTCCAATCGTCACACCCAAATGAACATTTACCTGCTGTGGTTCTCGCTTCACTTGTTACTTTGATCATCCCTCTCTCCGTTCTGTCCGTTCCGTTCGGTTCAGTCGGTTCGTATTCTGCTACCCTACGGGGCTCATTCCCCGCCGTCCAGGGCGGCGCGGGCGAGTTGTCGCAGGTCTATCAGTTGGGAACAACCTTGACCGTGTTTCCAGTTAGCCACTATCTCCAACGCCTCCCTCAGCCTCTCATTCTCCGCCTGCAGGTCTTGCACCATTGATCCTACTACTGCAGGCAGATCAAAGCCATCACACTTGATACTGGGTATGAGTTCGCGCAAAATGCGCCTAACGCGCTGAACTTCTATACCCATGCAATGTCCCCATTCATTCTCCGCCTGCAACGCGGCGATGTCCACCGCTGCCTGCTGTTCCGAGTTCATTGTTCCCCCTTTGCGCGGGCGAGGGCGGCACGCGAAATGGCCTCTATGTCATCCGTGTTCGGCCCTTCGTCGCCGTACTGGATGTCATACGCTGCGGCCTCATTGATCCGTCGCAGCGCCTCCACCAGTTGCGCGTTGACGGCGCGACATTTGGCCAATTCTTCCAGAAACTCCTGATAGCGATCGGTTGTCAGATCGACTTCTTCTTTTAACTCACTGCATTGCTGACGTAGTGCGGCATTCTCTTCTATAATCATGCGAATGAACACATCTTTCCCGTTTGGTATTTTGGTATAGTCTGCCATCTCTCACCTCTCCATTCCTAGCCGTCCAGGGCGGCAAGTTCGGCAGGATCAATGCCTATAACCGCGTTACAAATATCTGCGATCTCACACGCACTATCTGCGTTTTGTTGTCTGATTTCTCGTATAGCTGCCTCAAGAGCGTGAACACGTGTGATCAATTCTCCTGACACTCGCAATTGCCATGCAAAGTCCTTGTTCAACTCCTTACACTCTTCCCTCAGCCTCTCATTCTCAGCCTGCAACGCGGCGATGTCCTGTGCCGCCTGATCTGTTGCGTTCATTGGGCCTCCATTTTCTGCAAACATAGCTTGCAATTAACACGGTCTGGTTCGTCTTCTGTCTCTGGAAACAAATGTGGATCAGTTGGCCCTAATGGTATAAACCGTTTGCACAGTGTCCAACAGGCATCTTCTGTCCAGTGCCATTTTGTCCATATAGTCTCGAACGGTGCTTCTCGAATAGCCCACCGTACTGCATGTGGTGCGTTCATTGTTCCCCCTTTGCGCGGGCGAGGGCGGCATGCGTCTCTTGTCCACATTCGATCAACATATTGTAGAGAGTGAATGCGAGTTTTTCCCACGAGCCACCATTGTTGTCAAAGACATATCCGTGGCGCTGGATCAAATCGAGAGCTTCTTTCGGTACTTTTGCTACATCCTCGCACGCCTCCACCAGCTCGGCATTGACGGCGCGGAGTCTGTTTCGTTCTTGGATTACATCGTATAGAATCTTGACACCCATCTCCCACCTCTCTTCCTACTCCGTCTCGTCTGGTGATGCTATTCTGAACCACTCGGCAACCTCGTCTACTCCCCTTTCCCGAATTGTGCGTAGGATCTGCTCAAGAGCACCAGAAGCACTCCAGGCACCCTCTTTTGTCCTATTCCTGATGCCAAGCTCTTGAGCGAGAGCCTGTAGTAGCTCAGTCGCATCATCTGACAGGTACAGACCAACCATCTTTCTCATGTGATCCTCCTTGTAAGACATATACTAGATATAAGCATTATACACGATCTTGGGTAAGCTGTCAAGGGTGAGTCTAGCAGACATAAAAAGAAGAAGATCATGAACAACAACATGACCCCCATGTAATCTACTTTTACTATAGGGTCATGTTGTTGTTGATCATGTTCTTCTTTTCCGGCTTTCTGTGATCTCTTTGCTATATTATAACACATACTGTATACACTCATTCATTTTTTCTGGTAGTGTCTGACTTACACTGTGATCATGTTCTTTTTTGGCAGTCGGAAAGAACATGATCATGTTCTTTTTCCCAGGTGTACCTTCCCTGCTGAGGATGGTATAAGAAGATTTCATAACCAACATTTCTTATATCTCCACCCGTGCGTATGCGTGCGTGCGTGCGTTCCCCACGCCTGTACATGCATCATACGCGTGCTACTGGGGTGGGCGAGCGTCGGGGTAGAACTGCTTGACGATGGACCACATCTTGTTGAGGCCATCGAGTGGAGAATCTTCTGTACCTACGAGGTCGTATCCCTGGGTTGTGCCACGGCTGACGGCCCATCCCCTACTCTCGAAGACGCACTGGATCTTTTTGCATTCTCTGCGGGTGATGTGGTATTGTTGGGCCACGTTCTGGGAGAAGCCTTGACCGTTCTCCCTACAGATGCGCCAGAACCAGCGTGCCAGTGCCTCACGACCTGCACGGGGGACGGGGATCTCGGTGTGACGAATCTGTGTGCTATGACCACGTTTGATCCCGTCGTTGATGATGATGGGGGGCTGCTCGACGTC